TGGTGTCATATTCACTGGCGTCACCGATTCCAATTGAGTTACGCACGAGATATCTCCTTGGTTCGCCGGAGCGGGAGGAGGGCCCGCTCCGGCATCAACCCGGATCTGGCCTGTGAGGTGCAGGCAAGATTTTCAAAGATAGGGCGGAGCAACGCTCCGCCCCTACCATTACGGACCTGTCTTTGGCAGGCGCTTGTCAGCAAAGTCATAGAAGCCGCTGGTAATTAATCCCAGCGCGAGGCCAAAGACGATCATCAAGAACCATCCAGCGAAGCTGGATGGCATACCGCTCTCAGCGATCTTATAACTGATACCGAAGACGACGCCGAGGAAAAGAGAGAACACTATTAACCCGTTTCCTTTGAGGCCGAGGGATTTGCTGAATTCGACCAAACCAAAGATAACGACCAGGAGCGGGATACCACCGACAAGTAAAGCGGTAAGGTCTGTCATTGCTAGATCCTTTCTGTGAACCCTTCGAGAATTTGCCCAAAGAACGGGTACTTACGCTCTCAGGGTGTAGTTTGCGACTGCGCCGAGGAAATCGGCGGTATTGCCGCCTGCACCGGCGGCCAGTGCCATCTCAACCAGGACATACTCGTCATTATCGATCCAGAACGGCGTAGTGATGGTGAGGATAGCCTTGTGCTGGTCCACCGACTTACAGGTGGAAGCCGTGAGATTGCAGGTGGCGGTCTGCACTGCGACGACTGCGACGGCACCATTTGCACCACGTGTCACCTTATTGACGGTGAACGTGATGCTGGTCGGCTCGGCGACCAACAGCTCATAATCAATCTCAATGGATTTGAGATAAGCGCCTTTGAGCGGGACCGAATTGGAGGGAATGACGATCGGGACCGTGATCAAACTGGTCTGATCGGCGGCTGCACGGTGGGCGACGATAGTACCCGCGACCTGGCCGGCGATATACGTGATCGTGGCCGTGGAGAAATGGAACAAGGTCGGCGGGATGTACTGAGACATGGAAGTATCGTGAACGTAACCCATGGAAAAGTCTCCTGTCTGATCCCCGAAAAAAACGGGGACATGTAGTCTTATAGTCTGATAGTCTGGGAGATTGCTTCGCCGCAAGTGCGGCGGCTCGCAATGACCCTAGACACGGAGGGTGAACCCTTCGAGAATTACACTCTCAGGGTAAAGTTGGCGACGGCTGCCAGCAAGTCGATAACTGCGGTAGAGGCGACGATGGTAAGCACCAGCAAGTAATACTCGTCATTATCAATCCAGGCCGGGGTAGTGAGCGTGACGGTGAGTTTGTGCTGGTCTTCCGTCTCTGCTCCGCTATCGGCGGTTAGATCCTGCGTGACGGTGACGGCTGACTTGATTGCCACGGCGGTATCTGCTCCGCGAGTGATCTTATTCATACTTGCGGTGACGCTGGTGGCGGCTGCGCCGTGCAGTTCGTAGTCAACTTCGACGCTGGCCAGCTTGGCTCCCTTCAATGCAACCGAATTTGACGGCAACATGATCGGGATATTGACGACGGTCGTCTCCGAATTGGAAGACTTCTGTTTACAAATCGTCCCGGCGACCTGACCAGCTGCCAGCGTCCATGTACCGGTGACGCAGTGCATGGCGGTCGGCGGGATGTATTGGGACATATGAACATCATGAACGTAACCTATGGCTTGAGCTCCTTGTGGGTATCACGTGATTAAGTGTCACGTGTCAAGTATCCCGGATGGGAGGGCTTCTCCCATCCGGGCGAAATTATTTTCCGGCCTGGGGTGACGCCGGTGGATTAGGTTTGCGGCCTCGCCTTACCCGAGAGTACCGGGTACTCGATGCTGGTTTTTCTCCCTGTGAAGTACCAGGGACAGGGGGGCCGGCCTCCCCTACGGGGACACGATGCGAGACACCTGTACCTGAGGCACTGGCGCTGGTGGCATCGTGACTAACATGTGGGGATGTAGGCAATCCGCCTGTACCTGCCTGTCCTGGCGGATAGGCCAGGGCGGCATTGGTGTAGGCGATAGCTGTGGCTGCCTTCTTCTCGATTTCGTCGGCGGCGATCTGCTTGACCTGCTCTGGATTGAACCGGACCTTGCGACCATCCGAACCGAGCAAGACGATATTGTCACCATCCTGCCACCATGACAAAAGCGGATTGAACTTTCTGCCGGCCCAATCTGGAACGGTATCCGCCAATGTTTGAGCCACAACTTTGAGAACGGCTGGATTCAATTGGTTAGCCACCGACATTCTCCTTATGCAGCGGGCGGAAGTCTTGCACCAACACGGCGGAGAACATCCGGACCTTGATTCGGGTCTCGTCGTTCATGAACACGGCAGGGTCGGTATCGCGGCCGGCTGTGTAAATCTCCGGCTTGATGCCAAAGCGTTCGCCGAGGATGATAGCCGGGGAAATGGCGGGATCGATGACTGCGGCGTAGTCCGTGGCGTCTGTCCAATCGGGAACGGTGACGACTTCGACCTGGCCGCCCCATGTCGGAGCGCCAACAACAACACTGGAAAGCTGAGAAGCCCAGCGGGGCACGAACAGGGCTTCGGCGGCGGCTTTCAGAGCGCCGGGTACCAGGCAGTACTTCGGCCAAACAGCCATCTTGGGACCGGTGCCGTAGTAGCCGGTATCCTGCTTGATCAGCATGGGCTGGTTGTACATCGCCAATGCAATCGCATTCCAGGCTGTGTAATCTGTGCCAATTGCGGTGGTGAGCAAATTGGCATGTCCGCCTTTGGTTGTGACGGCGACGTTATTAAAAAGAGCGCCGGTGTCCGCCATGGTTGGGCCGATCGCAGAATTTGCAGTGAACACGGCTGCCACCAGGGAACTGATCTTGCGCCTGGCGGCGTAGCCCAATTCGGCGGCATAGGCTTTCAGGCGGCGGGTGTCGTCCCGGTCGATCAATTCCAGGGTTAGCGGAATATAGCCGCCATACTTCGTGAACGAAGCTGTCTCGGGGCTGTCACCGACTGCCAATTCCGTGTACTCTGCACCTTCGGAGACGGACGGCAGAGAGCCAACCGTGCCCATCAGGACGCCGGTGATGTCATTCAGGCTGGTGAAATGCTCGACCTTGACGATCTTCTCCCACCAGTCATAGCCGGCTACACCGAGAGCAGCCCATTGCTGTTCAACAACCTTGTTAAGGGCATTCTTGACCAGGCCGGTAAAGTCGGCGGTGGTGGCAAGCTGGATGCGCTCGCCATAATAGCCGCCGTGCAGGTCATAGTCGCCGGTGAGCATGAGATACAGCTCACGGATGCCGGTTAAACGGGCCGGCTTGACATTGGCGAGGCGCGCATCCCGTTCAACGCCGAACAAATCGGCGACGGCGGCTTCCAGAGAATCGGCGCTATTCACCATATTAGTAACACGCCCGGGTCCCTGGATCGCACCAGACGCATTCAGCGCGCTGAGCAGGTTCTGCTCTTCGATAATGGCGTTGTCGAGCTCAACCGGCTCGAAAGGTTGACCCTCGTCGAGCTGCTTCTCGAACTTGAGCTGGACGCGTTGAGCGGAGGGGGTTGGAAGCCGGCTGGCTATCAGACTGACCTTGAGCAAATTCCGGCAAGATTGCAAACGCACCTGGCGCAAGCTTTCTGCGGCAGTAAGGTTGCGCTGCTCGGCTGTGCGCTGGGCTGCGTGAGTTTCCATCAATGCCTGGGTTTCCTGCTCTTCGTTGACTGGAAGAGTGACCGGAGAAACGACCGGAGGAACGACACCGATATTGCTGGTGCTGGTGGGCGGTTTGGTATTAACTTCATCTGTCATGACACATTCTCCTTGTTGAGTTGTTACTTCTGCGTCACAAGACGCACCTGTACCTGCTGTACTGGCGCAGGCAGAAGTCGGCGATGGCGACTTGAGGTCGCCTCGCCGAAGAAATTTCCCGCCACGAGCGGGATCGATCACGCAGTCAACGGAATTGACTTTGGTGATCTTCTTTACCTGTCCGTTCTCCTGGACGATGTAAAGGTGGGCTGAAAATCCTACGGCGGCCATGAGGGCTGGGTCATTTCGGGCTGCGAGGCGAAGCGATTGCAAGTCTGCGCTGCCGGGTCCGCCTGGAACTAGCCTGGCCTGGATACCCTGCTCCTGGTCATTCCAGGTCGGGTTATGCAATGCACCGGCGAGGTTTCTTACGGACTGGCTTCCGGTGTAGGCATGGTCAAGAAAGCATGGCAGGCCATCCCACAAGGGCAGGCTTTCCTTCAACACCGCTGAGTCGAAGGTTATGCCATGGCCTTTGGCTTCCCCGGCATTGATGGGGAGGATGTCGAAGCCTGTTTCGGTTGGGACTGCTTGGAGTTTTACCGTGATCTCATCCATAGGCACCTTTCGCATGAAAAGCCGGGACTCTAGTTAGAATCAGAGATCTGATCTTGCGCACGACCGGCTGCTGCGCCTTCTCCGGTGTCAGTCTGTCCGCCTTTAGCGGAAGGTGGCTGCTGGGAGACGGGCTTCCCCCCACTTCGTGGGGGCGAGAGGGGTCTGCGCTTCATGGTTGGGACAGTAGCGGTGGGTTGAACTTCCCCGGCCATGCGATAGACAACACGAAGTAACTCTTTTTCATCAATGCCTTCCCGGTCGAACAACTCGGAGAAGGCCGGATACACTCTGGAGACTGCTAGGGCGAGCGAGCTGTTATCCCGCTCGGTGATATCGGGTCCGACTGCTTCGATCTGGCTATCTGGATTTACCCGCCGGTCATAAAGCTTGCGATGCTGCACGGCGATCTGCGCTATTTCGGCTAGGATATTCAAGAAGAAGGCTTGGGTTTGTTCAAGGCCACGGAAAGTCGGCGTGCCGGCTGCTTCGGCGGTGGTGCGGGTAGCACTCTCCGG